GAATACCTATGTTTATAGTTTCATCATTATATCCGCCTAAAGCAGATTGAAAACCTGCAGGCCTAACAAACCCTCCCTTAAGTTTTAATGAACCTTGTTCGTAATTTGTTAAGCCATCAAGGTCTTGAGCTTCATTAATTTCTATATCTCTAGGATTTTTAGATGTATTTATACCACCAGAGAAATCATTTAAATTAAGTGTAAGCTTCGGCATTATTTACCTTTTTTATTTAATACGCTTTCTAAAACTTCCATAAAAGCGTCAAATAAAGATGCAAATATTTTTTCTTCTTTTGCCTCAGATATTAATGGTAAATTAACTTTTTTGTTAATACCATCAATAATCTCTTCTCTATTGCTTTTTAAATAAGCTATGATTATATCAACCATATTATCTCCCTACTTTGTATGTATTGTTCATTACTTTAGGTCCTGTAGCTTTTTTCTTTTTCATCATTTTAGATTTCATAGCTGGACTCATTTTCTTTTTCATTGCAGCTTTTTTAGCAGCTGATGGTCTACCTCTCATAGATCCATATGTTCCTTTACCGTATGGCATTTTACACTCCTTCTTTGTATTTAGTGTTTGTTGTTTTATAAGTTTGTTTTTTCTTTTTATGTTTCATCCCAACTGGATGAGGTTTATTGTTATGTTTTCATTTATGAAGTTTCATTAGCAATTCCACTTTCTAAGAGATTTATTTATTCTGCTATTTGGATCTCTTGCAGTTTTTGCGCTTGTAAGTCTTTTTTTCATACCTTTCATTCTAGCACAAAATGATTTACGTCTATTAGCAGCTTTACTACCTTTTTTTAACTTTGAAGGTTTAGTAGTAACAGCCATTTTTAATTTAGAACCAGGATTAGCAGCTCTATATGAAGCTACACCTTTTCTATTTAATCCACCTGATTTACTTTTTCCTTCTTTTCTTTGCCATGCTGGAGTTTTAGCCATTATGCATTCCTCACTTTTCTAGCAACATCTTTAGAGTATTTAGCAGACACTCTACCAGATTTATTAGCTTTTCTTTTTTTTCTATTTTCAGCAGCTTTTTGTGCAGGAGTTAAACTTTGCCTTACAGATTTAGGTAAGTATCTTCCACGTTTAGATTTAGGTTTTTTCTTATCACCTTTACTAACGTATCCCCAATCTTGTTTACCCCATTTTTTAAGTGACTGTTGAGATTTTTTTAATTGCATTATCTGTAACCTCCACCTTTTTTCTTATATTGTCTTGCAAGTAATTGTGCTTTACGAGCAGACCAAACACCTGCAGGACCTCCTTTGCTACCTGCTTTTATTCTATTAAATAAATTCTTTCTCATAGTAGGTTTAGTATAATTGCCTGCTTTATTTACTGTGCTTTTAGTTTTCTTTTTAAGTTGCATTATAATCTCCATATCTTTTTAAACATTAAAACACATAATATAATAAGCATTACGCTTGCTATATCAACAAAATGATTTCCACTATCACTTTCAATAGAACCTATTGGAGTTTCTATTTTTACTCTTTTAGTTTCATTCATCTGTCATACCACCTTTTTCCATCATTCTTAAGAACTTATCTTTTAAACCATTTCCTGATAATCTAGCAATGATTTCTACTTGTGCTTTAAATATACCATTTAACTTCTTTTGTTCCATTTGAACCAACTTTTGTTGGTCAATTAGTTTAATAATAATACCTTCCAACCTCTTGAAGTCTTGGTCTAGTTCTGTCATTAGAGTTTGTTGAATGAATCTGTTCTGTTTCCAAATAAAAAATCCGAACGCCATTGCTACCGCAACGGGCACTCCAAATTCTTCTAGTATTGTCAGTATATCCATTCATTACCCTTCTATTAACTCTCCCCATAACGATGTTTTACCATTGATTATTTGGATGATGTGTACCGTAAATAAACCACCCTTATAAAAATCAACAATAGCAAAAGCATGAGCCCAATTAATTCTTCTATTATCCAACCACTCATTTGACTTTGGTCCCATATCTTTTAAACATCCAATACTCCAAGCACTTTTCGGTCCATCCATGTGAGTCATTGACATCTGTTGCAAATCGTGCCAATGTCCGTACATTATATTGCATCCAAGTTTCCGAATATGGTTAGCAGCATGATATTGACCACCATATTGATGGCCATGATAAAAGTATAGTTTTCCCAATTTAAGGTGTTTCCCGAAGGGTATATATTTGTACCCACGGTCAGAAAGTTTAACAGCAGAAGCAAATCTATACTGAGGAATATAGGGATATTTCTCAACTGCCAAATTAAGCCAATTGTCATGATTACCCTCAGTAATATACTTTTCTTTACAATTAACTTTATCGAGTGACTCATCGATTTGATCCATGCCTTTGTTAACATCTTTTACATCCTTGTCAAAGTCTTTTATTAAATACTCCAGTGGTGGCGCTTTTTTTCTTTTAAATTTCCACGCACTGAATGCTTCCCATTCCCCTACATCGCCTAGATCTACATAAGCATCTGGCTTAACTATTTCTATCGTCTTTTTGAGACAGTTAATTGCAGGTTGGTCATGAAGAGGAAAGTGTTTATCTGGGGTTGCAATAACTCTTTTAACCACACCTTTATCCATAACTACTCCTTTAGTTGTTTTTTAATTAACATTATTTTATAAGTAAAATATACTATAGTAATCAAACCAACGCCTAGACGTACCAATTCAGGCAAGAAATCCATATGTTGGATACTTAACCCTCCTGAACCAATAACTGCTGATTTTAGGCTATCTACGTCCATTTAAGATACACTCCCTACTATTTCACTCATTTTCTTTGCTCTATTAGGCGTTTGTTTAGCCCATTTACTATCAAGCATTTCAATTGATGCATTTTTGAAGTCTTTGTCTTTTAAGTATGTAATTGTTTTTACAAACTTAGAAAAACCTGTTACACCTAGTTGGTAACACATCTCCATTACTACATCTTGTATTACTTTAGGCATAAATGGATACCATCCAAATTTAAGTTTTACTCTATCTTCAAGTTCTTTTAATTTACGATCTAGAATAAGATCACATATATCTCTATCTAATTCTAAATCCTTAATTGCAAAACCATATCCAATAGTATCTATACCTAAACTATCTTTATAAACAATGCCTACATAACCTTCGTTTTCTTTAATGCTATCTTTTAAACTCATTTTATCTCCTATCCATATTAGCCTCTATAAGCAATAACGTGCTTACTAGATGTGTTAACTTCTATAGATGTAAAAGGACCATAAAAATAAGTTCCTGATACTATATTAACAGTTATATCGTCACCTACTCCACAAGTAACAGCAACTTCTACTGCACTACCATCAGGATTGTATATTGCAACCCAATTACCAGATTCTGCAGTACCTTGTGATACTTTGTCAAATCCTGCTTGACCTAATATAAGATTATTTGATTCTTGAACTGTGTAGGAATTTAATCCGTATTTTTTTGCCATTTTTACCTCCTGCGCTAAGCTCTGGCAGAGCGTGAATGCGCTTATTTATTATATTATTCCATGAGAGCCTACTGCTGTTATTCTTAAGCCACCAACTCTCGTATTGTTATGTTTTTCTAACATCTTTCTAAATTCTTTCATAAAGTACTCTTTAGCCTCTATGTTCATAGTATCTTCAGCAACTCTAGCTTTAACATAGTAAACTATTGCTTTACTTAAATAACTAGAAACTCTCACTTCATCTGATTCGTCATTTAAAGTATCTACATCTTTATAAAGTGTAAATGATTCTGTTACAAACGCTCCATTATATTTAGTTTCTAAAATCATATTAGTCTCACTTGTTAATGTATTTACTTTATGCAATCCATTCCATTTATCACTACCTGTTATTACTATATGAGTAATTCCAGTAGTTGGAAAAGATGTTCCTACTAATTTTAAAAGACCTGTATCAGCTTCTTCATCATAGCTTGTTACAGAACAAGTCTCACTAAGATCATTAATAGTATACTCAGGACTATATACATATTCTATTTCTAGCCCATCAGTAACATCAGATTTAGGTGATTTCCATTGAGCTCTTTCAGATCCTGGACCAAAATCTCTAGATGATGTGTCATTATCAAATTGAGTATCTTTTTCTACAATAGCAATTTTATTGCCTTTTATATAATATCCATATTGTTTAACAGCCATTTATACCCCGTCCCCATCAACTATTCTAGGTTCATATATTAATCTAGGAATAGCTCTATATTCATTTTTGCTATTCAAATGATTTTTACATCTTATTGATAGTACTTTAATTAAATCTAAAGGAAACTCATAAAACCTTTGATCTTTTGTTATACCTATTCTTTCTGTTCTTACATGAGTTTCAGACAATACATTTATTTCTTCAAGAGCGTCTTTAATATAAGCTATAGCTCTACCAGTAGGTAAGTTTTCTGCTCCTGCTCTTTCCATTATTTCTTTAACCTTCATCTTGAGTACCTCTTGGTTGACCTTGCCCTATTATTTCACTTTCATATTGTTGTTTTAAACTATTTAAATTAAATGCTATTGCCTGAACTAATTCTACATCTTCTTCATCTATTGTATATTCAGCCATTTTAGCTTCTAAAGATTTGATTGCTGCATACATTGCAACTAAGTATTCATATTCTGTAGGAAAATTATCTATTGATGAATCACTAAAAGCAAGACCTGTATCATATGCAACTTGAGTTACAACAGCATCATTATTAGAACCTGCTGAAGCAGGAACTGTAAATATTTTTTGATTTAATATATAATATCCAGGATTATGTTTAGATCTAAACTTTAAACTATCCTCATCAGTTGCATCATATCTATCATCAGCAGATATAGGCTCACAAGATCTAATTATACTTGTGCTATCATGATGTCTCATAACAGATATTATTTTACCTGTATAAACTATACCTGAATTAGTTGTATCTGTTGATGTAGTTGCAAACTTATGTATTTCGTGAGGTTTTAAATCAATAATTCTATTTATTACATCACATACACCATCAGATAAAAATTGAGTTAATTCACCTTGTGTTGGAGTAGTTCCTGAACTATCTATTGTTAAACCTGTTAATCCTTCTACTTGAGCTTCAAACGTTGCCATATTTTCCTTTTAATGTTGGGATACCCTCTTAGGGAGGGGAAGCTCACCTTAGAGGGCACCCAAACTGTTATTTATTATGCGTCTATGTCATCAGTGTGAGCTGCATCAGCTACACTTGAAGTACAATACCAGCTAGTACCATCAGTAAAAGCTCTAATAGAATCTCCTACTGTAGCTCCACTTTTTAAAATAACACCATCTTGAGATGTAGCAGTTGCTGCACCTGCATCAGTTGTTGCCATTTCTTTTAGTATTACAGATTCAGCATCATCAGTGGTTCCACCAGAAGATGTTAATCCGTAAGCCATAATATGTACATCATTAGAATCAGCAGTTTTAACTATAAAGTCACAATACCATCCTGCAATTTTAGTAGAAAGCTTAGGTAAGTTCACTGTAAAAGCTGAACTTTGATCTACCATAAACACTTTACCAGAATCGCCAGGATCTAATTGTTTAGCTGAATCTAAGTTTTCAACATAATTAGTATTCCAAGAAGTTGAGCTACCTATTTTTACGTTAGCCATTGCTCACCTCCTTACGCTACTTCTACAACAATTACAAAAGTTGCTTGTCCAGCACCAGGGGCATCATCGTTTTCAATTTCGATAGTGCCTCCCTTTTGTATTATATTGTTCGAAGTTGGTGTTACAACTCCTGCATCACCAATTGCAGAAAGAGTTGGTATCTCATGGGTTCCACCCATAGTTCCAGCTGCAGATTTTAATGTTAATGTAGACTTAGCAGTTGTTAGAGCTACATTCATAACCCATCTAACTTCTAAAACTTTACATTTCCAAGGAGCAACAGCGTAAACTGCACCTGCACTACTTAAAGCAGGACTGTCTACTGTTATTACTTGTTTATTTTGAAAATCATCAGCTTTATTTTGTCCATACATTGGATTAGCCATATTAACCTCCTATATCCAGATAGCGTGACATTCAGGCATTTGCCATTCCATACCAGCTTCTGTTAAGATTAAATCTACTCTTCTGTCGACCCCAGAGTTTTCTAGTGTTTGAACACCTACATAGACTGAAGTATCTCTGTTTACACCGTTGCCTACTAGAGGACGATAGAAACAATACTTCATATTAATACCAATCATTTTAACGTTAGTACCATCTAAGTGAATATTTCTTGCTACGTTCATATCACCAAAAGGTGTAGAGAATGTAGTAATGTCAATACCCATTATTTTAGATTTACCTGTCATTACAAAGTCAGCTCTAAAGTTAGAAGATATTTCAGCATTATTTTTGAAGTATCCACCTAATTTATGCATCCAGTTATATACTGGTGTGCTAACAAAGAATACAGTTCCTGTACTATTGTTGTATCTTGGATTTAAGTAATTAGACATATCATCTAAGAAATCATCAGCTGTCTTAGTATTTGTGTCTAATGAGAATTGGTTACCATATTGAGAAATATAATCTACAGCACCTTGTGTATACTGAATACCATTTGTTGTGTCTTCATACTGACGACCAAACAATAAAGCAGTTTCAATATCATATTTGTGCTCAATTAGTTTCTCTTTCCAAACTCTAGCCCACTCATTTGGCTCGTACTTTAGAACAGTTGCTCTAGCACTATTAGACATAGCACATGAAGTTTTCCAAATTTGAGTTAAACCATAGTTTGTTGAGTAAGGTTGGTCTTTCCATGTTTCAGGATAACCAGTACCTTCACCATATGCAGTACCAATAACAAAAGATCTAGCTCTATCTAATGTTGAAGATTGACTTGCATCTGCAACTACTTCATCATCTGAATCTCCGCTAGGGCTAAAAGCGTTTCCAATCCAACCGCCTAAACCAGCATAAGATGAGCCCGATGCTTTTACAACTACACAAGTAACTTTAACTACTTCTTTACTATCTACATCAGCAACAGTATCATCAACATCTGTAATTCTAGCTATTATGTAATCAGCACCCCATGAATCAGCAACTGTAGCGCCATCTGTCATCATTGGTATTTTAATTAATTGACCAGCTAAAAAGAAACCAGGTTTTGTACCTCCAGCCCCTACAGTCCAGTCATTTGCAGTATTACCATATATGTTTTGTAAGTTACCTTCTGACTTAATGTCTCCAGCCATATATAGTTGTAATGTATTACCAGCAGAAGGTGTACTACCATCATTTGAAGCTACTAATGTAGCATCATTAGTTGTATCTACACCTGAGCCATTTACAAAACCTACAACATAACCATATCTTTTGTTATATATAGGTCTTTTTTCTGTCCATTTGAATGAAGGATCATCCGTTGGTTTTTTTGCTACTTTTGACATGAATCGAAAGAATGGGTCTTGCGCTAAAGCTAACTCAGATACTCTATCACCAAAGTTAAACTTTCTACGAAGATCACCAGTGTCAAGATTAGAACCAGCACCTGGGCCTATTCCATCAACATCCGATACTGTCAAGTCAGTATTAGAGCCACCTCTAACACCTACATTGAATAAATCAGCCATTTTGACCATCTCCTTTAACCTTTCCTCAGCTGCACATAGTGCCTTCAGTCAGGTTTATTTTTAATTAAGTTCGGAAGACGATCTTATTAAATTATCTATCCGAACAAGTTATCCACACTACCGTCAATTCCTAGCATTTCATCAAACATACTATCTGATGCTGATTTTTGTGCTGTTCCTTGACTATTTGAATCACTAGCGGAAGTTGGAATGTTACGAACATTCTTCATCTGATTTAACATATCTTTTTTAGTAGAGTTTGCTACATTTTGATTAGCTTGATCTTTATTTAAAATATAATAAACATCATCTAATGTTAAGTTTCGAGTTTTAGCTTGAGCCTTAAAATTTTCAAACTGTTCAGCAGACATATTATGTTTTTGCATAAAATCTGCTTCTTGTTTTTTTAATGCTACTGTACGTTGCATTTTTGCAGCGTTAGCTTTTTCTCTTTTCAAAACGTCACTTACTCTTTTATTAACAACTTGATCTATTTGAGCTTGCATAACTCTAGCCGATTCGGATTCTGGATCTTCGATCGCTTCACTAGGGTCATAAACAAAATCTTCACTTAAATTTAATTGTTCTTTTATGTTTTTCGATGGTTTCCCACCGTTTTGAAGGTATTCGCGAACATGTTCAACAAGTCCACTATCACGCTTCATGGCGTTAAGAACTGGTACAAAAGGTTTCAAATCTCTTAACTGATCGTTCATTTTCACAGCTTCACGACTTGAGTCAGTGTACCTTTTTTTATAAGGGTTGTTCTCACTATCCCAGTTTACAGCAGTTTGTGATTCATTATGGGTTACCTGTTCGGAGCCATTTTCACTTTCCTCTGTATTGATG